TTATGGGTTGATCATAAACACCGCCTGTAGCCATACTTAAAGCTGTTTTAGCAATATTTTTGCTTAAATCATCCTTATCTTTATGTTGATACCCGTCACGTTCAGATAAATGGGCATATATTGATTTAAACCCCTGAAAGGTCATATTTGCTGTTTCGCCAGATACAGAATTACCGACATACTTATTAAATTCTGATTTAAGCAGCTCATCCTTAGGCATAGTCAATTGTTTATTTTTAAGCGCCTGTGTGCCACTTAATATTGCTTTAGCCACATCTTCACCGTTAGTGGTTTTGTAGTCATTCATTCGTGCAATACCTGCCATGATATACGACTGATCACCACTACCTAATTGCCCTAGAGTTGCGCCCCAAATTTTATTTCCATTTGGAATATTTTTAGACTGCCCAATAAGCGCACCAATAAAATCAAGCTTTGCATTCACACCCATTGCATCAAATGCCTGCTTTGCTTCAGGAAGATTCTCTTCTGAGATTGGTTTTAATTTGATGTTTGGGTCACGTAAAGCATATTGATTCACACCATTTTCGACAGCTTTGGCAGCGAATGATTGTGGATTTGCTTTTAATTCCATACCAGTTAATTGATTAGGCTTTAAGCCTGCCTCACTTACCGCTTGGTTTGGGTTATTTTTTAACGTTTCTAACTTGTCGCGATAGATAGACTCATACACATTCATAACCTTGCTTTCATTTTCGGCATTGTTAGTGGTTGAGTTTTTCATAGCTGCTTTTTGGCTATTGATTTTAGAAAGCATATCGCTTGTAGATAAGCGACTAAATTTTTGAAAGTTTATTGAGTTTGATTTATAAAACTGAAAGTCACTTTCATTATTTGTGCCTTTGACTGCACTCTCTACATTTTGAATATAGCCACTGTCTAAGGCGCGTCCTGTAAGCACTTGTGTTTTAAAGTCATTAAATACTTTGTTTGATTGAGTAATGCGTTTATTTTCTTCGACTTGTGCCTTTTGATCTAAAGCACTAATTCTGCTTAAAACCTGTTTTTCTTTGTCTTGAACCGTTGGTCCATCTAAATATTTAAACTGGCCACCTCGAAGTTCACCAAGCAGATTATTCAAATCACCTACATTGTTATTTTCTACAGCCGATGTTACACGACCGTCAATATCCATTATATCACGTGTTACATCATACTTATTCAGACGATCAGCTTTATCAGCAACACTTAAATTCAGACCATCCAAGTTTTTAATTAAATACTGTCGCCCTGCTTCACGATCTTGGCGTGTGGAAATATCAAAAGCTTGGTTTGCAATGGTCGCACCCTTTTGAACATCGGCACGAAGCTGTAAAGGCAAAAAGCTTGTTGCTTGTTGGCTTGCTGTGCTGTTCCAATACTCTTGTAATTTCTTTTGAGCATGCATGGGCATGTCAGATTCGAGTTGCTTATAGCGATCATTCGACCAAGTTTTTAGTTTTTCGTCCGCTTGTTGTGCGTTAATTGTTCCGTTAGCAAGGTCGTTTTTCAAAGTTGAAACTTGATTGCTCATTTCTGTGGTCATCACATCATCAAGCTTTACTTTCGCTTCTTGCTCAGACACATCATTATGATAAAGCTCAAGGCGTTTCGCTGTCACTTCCTGCTCTTGAAGTTTCTCATCACGTGCCTGTACTGCACCGCCAATAGAATTACCAATTGCGGATAAACCAGTCATCGGAGTATGTTGCTGTAAAGTTGGTTGAGCTGTTTCACGACCTCTTGAACGTGGTATTAACATTATTTCCACCCCATAGCCTGAGAGCCTGCATCAATAAAGCTACTGGCTGATTTCATACCATAGCTGTTTCGTTGCATTTTACCCTGTTGTCTAATCTGATTTGCTTGCCAATTAGAATCACTGAGATTCATTGTTGAGTTGTACGCAGCATCACCAAGTATTTGATCTTGAATATTTGCCGCTGTACCTACATCAACGTTTAAGCCATTTTCTGCCGCTGCTGCTCGTGCGGATGAAGCATCTTTATTGCCCTGCTCAAGTATCTTTTTTGAGTTAAGTTTTGCCACAGATCGGACTGTTTTGGCATTACCCTTAGAAATTGCATCAGCTTGACCTGCATTTACAATGCCCTCAACGCCACTAAAAACGGATGATATAACTCCACCATTGCACATAGTTAAACCCCCATTTCCAAAACATAGCCTGTCAATTCAAAGCCTAAAGACTCATATAAACTTATTGTTCTTTCCGCTTTGATGCCTGTAATTGTGCCGAGTTGAATTCGATCTGCATTGTTGAGCTTCGCCCAATCAATAAAGTTTTGAATCAACTCACTCCCTGCGCCAGTTGTACGATATTCTGGCAACACATAAACACCTTGCTCGAATGCAAGGCGCTGACCTGTGCGCCAATCCACATCTATACAGCCGATTAATGCACCAATGACATTTGAATATTCATCACAGACCAACAAAATTGATTCTTGCTTTTCAATTAAAAGGGTAAATAACTGTACTGCCCGATCTTCATCAAAACCTTGATGCTGAAATTTTGGTGATTCCTGAGTGAGACGCTTGCCGAAATCAACAAGCGTGTCCAAATCCTGAATTGTTGCTGTTCTCACAAACATCTCTATTTCTCATTGATTGATACCAACATAGAGATACTTTGTACGTGATAAGGTTGAGGTTTGTTGTGTGTTAATTTCAATTCAAGGCTATGTAATGGCTGCCATCCTGTTAATGCTGTATCAACATAGCCGGTGAATAGATTATTTTTGAAAGCCTCAGATGATACTTTTTTATGTTGCAACTCATAATTATTAACAAATCCCCCGATGCTATCCTTGATCCATACTGTTGCTTCATGAACTGATATTTTATGAAACATGGTTGTACTTGGTACTTGACTGAAATCAGGAGGGAGTAAATCAACTTCAAACAAGAATGGTTGACCACAATAATAAGTTTGTCCTGGTTCTCTTTGAATATCCAATTGCTCTGAATACCAATAACCATCACTGTTTGACCAGTTTAAATAAGGGGTATTCAGCTGATTTTTAGGTATGGTATTTCCCTCAGCATAAATAAACTCACAATCACTTTGAGCTGATTCAATTAATTCTTCTAAAAATATAGAACCTTTACGGTTTGTTAGAATGAAACATTGATCTGAACCGCTTAATGTTGGCAATGAACATACAGAAATAACCTCACAACCAAAGTCATGTAATGCCCATGCATTCATTTCTTGATCACGATTCAATGTAATTGAAGCAACCTTACCATCATTTAAGACAATCCAAACCAATGAATATGGTGTTTGTTGGTAGGTTAATTCTTTAATGCCACCATGTTTTTGAGCAATGTGTGGTGCAATTGCTGACAGCTCAGGAGATACCAAACCATCAACTTCGTATCGATATGATAATGCACGTAAACGCTCTCCACCTCGTTGAACAAATAATAATTCACTTCCTACTTGGCAGGGTTTTACGTCTTTCTGTGCCCCAAAAGTTGTGTGTTGTTCAATTTGAGCTGATGCAGGTGTAAGTGCACCAGTTGAACTAATTAAGAATTCAGACCCACCAGTGAGCGCAACTACGCCACCACGTTGTGCTAAGTGTAAAATGTTATCTGACTGTGAAGATGATGAAGCAACACTAAAGGCATCTGCATCATCTGTGGATTCTAAAAAGTCGCCATCGTTACCAATCGACCCAAACCACAATTGATTTGGATTTGTTTTTGTATTAGCAAATACTAAACGCTGTTTGAAAAACACCACCGTTCTTGGATATCCTGTGGAATCTGTGAATGCCAAAGAATTAAGTGTCCAAGACTTTGCGATAGCTTGAATATCAGAAGTAAGCGCCACCATAACTTCACCAATAGCATCCGTAGGTGATGACACCGATGTGATTTTAACTTGACCACCATTGATTGAAATGACAGCACCTACATGATCAACTGTAAATACAGATGCATCACCTGCTGCCACACCAACCCAATTGCCAGATGTTGGACTAGGCTCGCTCGCCTTGTTATCAGAAGTTGCTCGCCAAGTTTGTCCTGCGTGAATTACACGGTCACCTATTAAATACTGTTCTGTATTGTTCCAAGCAGGGAATGCTGTTGCTGTAAGCCCAATTGATCGCCCAACGATTGTCCCACTTGGTTTAAGTGAAACGTTAGGGGATGTACCTAGCTCATCCGTTGGTTGTACTGAAAACGTGAAAGGTGAAAATTGCCAATTCGTAAAATCTGCAGAACACAAGAATCGATGTACACGCGTGTCACCTTGCACTAAATACATGCGATAGCGAGTATGAGCAAACTGTATTTCCTTAACTTTTTGAGCAGTGTTATATGGAGTCGCTACTTCATAGACAATACTATATGTGCGTGGATCATAAACCTTTAAAAATCCAGCACCCAAGATCAACATATAGGCATTTTCAGAACTTGGAATAAAGGGAATCAAACGCAAAGCACCTGCAAACACATCTTTAAAACGTGTGCCTGGTCTTTTCTTTGCCCCACCCTCCACAAGTGGAATCGCATTTAAAAGTGTTTTTGCTCCATTTGCATATTGCTGTACGTCGGTACGAGTCCATAGCAAAGGACTGAGCTCACCACTACTGAGATTATTTTTTAATACCCAACTACGCATTAGTAACGCCCTCCGAGATATGATGACTCGCTGTATTGCATATCTTCGCTCTGGCGCTCTTGTGCATTTACTCTGCGTGCTTTAGCGATTTGGCGCTCATATTCGGCTTTTGCGGATTCACCTGCTGCATCACTACCAGTTAAGGGCTTACATAGTCGTGAAGCAAGTTTAAGAGCCATAGCTTCAACTAAAATTGAATCCCATGTGTCCTCATTGCTGTTATCAAATATGTAAATTAAACGTAGCTCATTATTGTTTGATAAAATATGCCGATTCTCAATTTCATATTGACATTGCCCTGCATCAATTAAACGTAAAAAATCTTTAGGTAATGGGAATGCATGATTGAAATCAAAGGCTGGATATGTAGTTACAGGCGCAAGAATGGTTCGTTTTTTAGCACAAGACCATGGATGATCACGTAAAACCGATTTACGTGTTTGGTCATAAACATTTCGACAATGCTCTGCTGTTGTTGTTTCCTCTTCGAAACTAGAAATAGAACGCTCTCCAATTAATGACAAAGCGTGATTACAGATAGATATTTTTGTTGTGGTCATAAAAAAGCCCTCAAGTTTTATTTATCTTGAAGGCTTTTAGGTTTTGATTTGTTGTGTTTCGGGGCAAAGGAAACGTAGATAAATCTACTCAACAAAATCTTGTAAGATTTCAATCAACCGCTTTGCAGCATCTTTACTGATTACTAGATCAGAATTTTTCTGATTAATACAAATAGTGCTTTCTTCAACTTCAACATCTAAATCAAAGTATTTTTCTTGCTTAATTTTTTCACTCATCTAACTTTCCCCTAGGCATTAAAAACCCCACACCATTAAGATGTGGGGAGTGGTTTAGATTTCAAAATCAATTGCGACTACTTTTGCTTCATTTCCACGACCTGCTGCAAATGAATGAACACCGCCTACTTGGCTGATATTCTTTTTATCTGGACGTTTAGAAATATCAAATCCAGTAATATCAGCATCACCAAAATGAACTGCTGAACCTGCATACATACCAGTGCGTCGTTCGGTTGCACCGCCTGCCCCGTTGTTGAGTTTTTCGTAAGGAATCCAATTTACACCCAACCACTTACCTGCAACAGCACCTTCTTGGAGCATTTTAACTGCCATAAAGTCCGCACTTGTAAGTGTTGTGTCACCTAAAATATCCTCAAGCATTGAAGCTGTGTATAGCATATTTAGGGTTTCACCATTATGTTCATCACATTCATTCAGACGGAATAGAGATTTTGCTTTAATGATTTTTTGTTTGAGGGTTCCAAATCCTGAAAGAATGATTTGTCCAGCTGGCAAATTCACCGTAGAGACTGATTTTACACCTGCATCATTCACAGTAGTACGGGCAATACCACCAACCAATGCTTGATAAATAATATCGTCAGTTTTGCGATTACGAGCACTGATTAAGTTTTTCATATACTTATCGGTTGGAATTGCTTTTAATTTTGGGAGATCACGAGATTCAATTGGAATGAATAGATCATAATCCGCCATTAAAGCAGTACGAACACCTGTGTCAGGAATTGTCCAAGCAGTATCACCGAAACGATTGCCTGATGGTGACATTTCCACTTGCCCCATATCATTAATCGTGAATGATTCACCTGTAATTTTCCCACGATTCACAACCGTTTTTAACAGTCGTGATTCATTTTGCATTGCTGCAACTTCGTACGCATCATGGTATTGTGTTACAAACGCTGCCGTGATTTTGTTTTCATTAGCCATAGGTTAAGCCCCTTACTGGTTTAATTTTGCATAGTGTTTTAGAACTTGGGCATAAACACGTTTGTGGTCAGGATGACTTTCATTCATATATGCCTCTGATGCAATCAAGTCTGATACATTGTCAGTGCCACTTTGCTGTGTGTTTAATGGAGGCATATCTTCTTGCAATGCCTTGCCGTAGTAAGCTGCCAAGCGAATGCCAAAGGTTGGAGAATCCACATCTTTTGGGTCTAAACCTGCCGCTTGAACTGCTTGTTGAGCTAGTCGAATATTTGCATCAAAGTCACCGCCCCACTCAGTCTGTAATTGCTCTAGTTGGACTGCTGTGTGTTGGTCATATGCTTCAAGCACAACACCCAACTGCTCATTAGAAATACCTGCTTTATGGGCGTTTTCTAAAAATGACTTATTGCTTTCGTCTGCTTTGAATGATTCAAAGTCAAAGCCCTCTAAAGTCACTTCATACTTATCTGCTGACTCTGGAAGATTTGGTTTTTCTTCTTTGGTTTCAGTTGGCTTATCAGTGGTTTGTGTTTCTTCATTTGGTGTGGTTGTTTCTGTTGAAGTTTGAGTTTGCTCAGTAGTCTGAGTCTCTTCACCACCTTGATTTTGTAGATCATCCATTGTCTGCTACCTCGCTGTAATTTGGATCATTGGCTTTATTGATTTGATTAATCATGTAGTGGACCACGCTTTGTTGTCCTAACTTGTAATTGGTTTCCCGATCTGTGCTTGAGAAAGCATCACGGCAATACATTTGTGTTAAATGCTCTAAGATTCGCTGACCGTTTATGTCTAAATCAAACACGACTCGATAGGTCTCGGGCGTAGGTCTTGTTAGTTCTCGCTGCCTGAAATAAACGCCTGATTCTTTGGTTTCATCGTCATTTTTGGTCAGACTTTGTTCAAGTTGCTTTCGATGTTCCTTCTCTAACTCATAATTTTTTGAGAATGTTTCAATATCTTCATAGGCTTCAGTCAGCTTTTGATTTACTTCCTTTAGCTCTAATTCAGTGGCTTGATGGCAACGATTTTCCTCCCAATACTTTTCTTGCCATTCTTCATGCTTAATCTTTTGGAAAATTGCATAAATTAGGAACACAATGGCTATTGCTATAACTACATAAATCACTACATCACCTCACTCGTTAATTCATTTTCAAGCCCTTTACCCACTGCATTGGCAAGTGGTTGTGCCAGTGTTTGAGCTTGTTCTTGTTGTACTGCCTGTTGCTGTGCTTGTTGTCTTTGTTGACGAATAGAATCAATTTGTTCTTGGGTGCGCAGAATTGCTGTAGGTACACCCAAGCCCATGCCTGTGACTTGAGCCACTGCATCCATATCAACGTTGTCTAAAATGGTTTGATCGATATTCGCTACACCTGCAATGTTCGTAATGAAGCGCTCAATTGCTGTGACTTCTTCAAGCTGTTGTGATCGAGCTAAAGCAGAAATAAACTTGAATGAAAGATTGCGCCCTTGCATTTCTTCTGGTGCGTCACCGATTGCGCCTGCACGATATGCAAGTCCGAAAGTACGCTCCAACAACGGTGTTAATAATTCAGCTTGCCAACGACCATATAAAGGACCTAGTTGCTGACGAATTAAATCGACACGCACATGCACTTCTGTTGCTGTCATTGCAGGACCATCTTGCGGTTGCAATTGGTCTGCCATCATTTTTTTACGGATACTGCTCTGAATAAGACCAAGCATTTCGATACCGACTTGATAGCCTTTGCCATCATCAATTCGCTTAATGCTTTCAACACTATTCGCAGTAATAATTTTCCCACCACCAAGACGAACAGTTCGTGGGTTCAATGTGCCGTCATCTTCCACAACCCACATACCTAGTGTTGAAATCTCAGCACTTCGCACAGTGTCACGCATAAGAATGTTTGCAGTCTTTGCATCGGGCAAAGCAATTGCGACTTGACCAATTCCATATACAGAACGAGGCAATTTTCTGAATCGTGGCACAACATAAGGAAACTCGTTGTAGCCTGATTCTTTTAAGATGTGCTTCGCTTCAACTTCTATATGATATGAAGCAAAAGACTTATTCTTGGCTAGGGTGTATAGATCATGAGAAGCCTTGATATTTCTAGGCTCAACAACAGTTACAACTTTGATCTTACAATCAGGTTTTTCTTTGTAAGTATTGCGGACTTTTTCACTTACTTTATCTTCTCCATATTCAGCAACCAATGCGGCTGCAGTCATTTCAAATTCACGATAAAGCGTGTCAATTTTTTGGTCTTGTCGAGTTGTTGAGAGATAGCATTGACCAATATCATAGGTCTGGAATACATATCCACCACCTACTTTGCGGTCAATATCTACATACATCACGCCCCAACCTGCAACAACACAATCTAAAACAAGATCAAAGATTTCACTGTCATAGTTTGCGCCATGGATATTTCGCCAAATGAACTGACAAATCACATCAAGCCATTGCTCACCTTCTGTTAATTCGGCAGGATCATCCACACCATCAGGCACAGCTTTAAACCACAATGCATTTGCAGGCGTAGTACCTGAAATAATGCTCGATGTAAGAAGCTGTGTTGCCTCTGCTAAAGTTGAATCCAGTAGCTCGGCACGTTGGGTTTTGCGACTATCCGTTACATCATCACCAATAAACGATTGTTGGCGCTCAGGCGCAGCATAACGATATGCCTCTGTCCACATTGGTTCGTAACGTACACGTTCAGCTTTTAGCTCGCTTAATCGCTTACAATACCTTGCTACTAAATCACTCATAATTAGCCACCGCCGAGTGTTGTTTTCTTCTGATTTTGGTCAGTTGAAGTAAGCACCTCTGAAGCTTGGCGTTTTTTACGTTGTGCCTTAGCTTGGTTTTGTGCTTCCTGTGCTGCGTTTTTTGCGTCTGTTTCTGCTGCTTGAGCGTCATAGCCTTGTGATGCTTGCTTAGTGTTGGTTAAGCCGATTGCATCCGTAACAGTAGAAAAGACTTTTCCTAAGCCACCTCCACACATTAGTCAGCCTCCTTTGTGGTCCATCCATCTTTTGTCAAAACAGGAACGCGCTTTGCAGGCTGTTTAGGCTGTTGAGCATCAAAGGCAACAGGCTGAGATTGATTTTTTAATTGTTCGATCTGAGCTTTTGCCTCTGCCAATTCACGTAATAAATCTTCTTGTGATGGTTCAGTATGCTGACTCTCAGTCACACCTGTTACAGCATCCTGAATTTCAGTCGTTTGCTCAGGTTTGGTTTCTTCTGTTGTTTCTGGTTGCTTACTCTCAGTCACACCAGGTGTATTTATTTTGCGCTCAGCCATAAAAAAGCCCCATCGTTAGTGATAGGGCTAGTGTTGGGCTTTATGTGTTTAGGTTTGTTGGGTGATTTTAGTCTTGCCACCCTTTAGGAATTTGCATTGTTAACCCCCAATCAATTTAGATAATGGCTCTTTGAACAAATGAGCTAAAACCAGAACCGTCATGCAAATCCAAAATATTGAATCACTCATGCTCACCTCGCAGGGCTTTTTCCATCGGATTGCAGAACACATTGAACGGATAACGCTTGTCTCTAAACCTTTCGACAATTGCCAAAGCCTCTTCAATGCGCTTGTCTTTCTCATCAACCTCAGCCTGTCGGGATTGCCAACCCGCTTTAAAATAATTCTTATATGTTGGTTGTTCGCCCTCAATTGTTGCCAAAGCTTTAGGAAGTCTTTTTTCCTCCCCTAATGCTTTAAATCCATCAATAAGTTCTTGTTTTTGTTTATCGAACTTTTTATTAAACTCAATGATTAACTTATCCATGACGTTCTGCCTCCAAACGATGACCTGCTTTGATTTCTTCGGGTGTGGCGTGTTGTACCTCACAATAACGACAAGGAAAATTACCAAAACGCTTAGTTTTTACTGTTTTTGGCTTTCCTGTTTTTGTTAATGTTTCAATCTGAAATAAACCTTCCAGCCCAGCATTTGATTTATACACTACATAATCCCCCACCTCAAAAATATTATTCTCTCTGCGGTATTTCAATAAAGCCTCTTGAATATCGTTAGCTCTATTTTCAGTGATATTAAAAACAGCTAGATGCTTTGTTGCTTCATAATTTTCTAGTGTGTCTTTATGGTGCTGATAGCAATCTTGATCTGTTATTTTGATCATTGACACTTCTCCACGTATGCGATGGCTTTACCTAATGCTAAAACACGGGGTGATTGATTAACCCCAACCGATTTACTCGCATTTGCAAAACAAGAATACTGGCGTTTTGCCATAGCTAGTCCACCATAGGATTGAACCAACTCATAAGACTCGACTAGTCCATGTAAATCCTCGCGTTCAACTCCATAAACATTTTCGCCAGTTTCCATTATTAATGATGATATATGTTGTGATTCTTCCCACCCATACTTTTTAACAAACTCAACTGCATTCATACCAGCTCCCCTTGCATCATTTTTCATTCTTAATAACCTCATCCAACTGACCAAGCACCTGATCTACTAAGCCACCATCGGCAAATATATCGAGCTGACCAATCTTGTATTTGTATTCATATTCATTTTCACGAGGAAAACGCTGTAATCCTGTTTCTGTCTGCCAAAGCAATACAAATGCATCGCCATTATCAAAATTAGGCACACCACCTCTCGCCCATTCACTTACAGTCGATGCACCAGCCACAGGCAAAACATAGGCAATCTTCTCGTGTGTCCAACCAAGTTTTAAAAGGTCTAAGATCATGCGGTTAAAGTCAGGGCGTTTGTATCCACGCATCTTTACGCGAAACTCTTTGACCTTCTTTTTTGTTTCAGTGTTGAGAAAACGCGCGCGTGCGCGAGGAGAATTCACATTTGCCAAACAATCAACCGTCATTTCCATTCTTAAACCCTCAGATTGTGCAAACTTTCAACTTGATCAAACCGCCCTTAATCACGTTTCCACGCTTAACAATGAGTTCATCAAACTGCTCATCGTCTACACATAAACCGCACTTAACTAAGCTATCGATAGTTGCTTTCAGATAGTTATCTATGTCTCGTGTTCTGCGGTCAGGAAAGTGAAAAGTCACTTCAAGTTTTAGTCTTGCTATTGTTTTGTGAGATGGAACAATGTGCTTCACAATTCGGTGAAACGCCTTTGCTCTATCGCTTAAATATCTTTTCTTGCCACTGGATAACCAATAGTGATTAACCGATGGTGGAACAGTTGCAATTTCACAGCTAAAAATCACATTTTCTTCTTTGCATAAAATGCGGTTAAAATCGCTTAGATTAGCCGTTTTAATCTTGTCCGCTACCTTTGCATCACTTCTGCTCAATAATCGCTGTAACCCCTCATTTTTTTGATTTAACGATAGGTTTTGATACTGCTCTTCGGTCATTCTCATGAATTCACCTCTAATTCTTCTACCAAATCCACTGTTTGGTTATCTTCGGGATGTTTCATGAAGCACCTCTAAGACTTAACGGGATCTTTTTGCCATCACGTTCAAGCATTGCTTTGTACTGCTCAAATTGATCAAAAGGGTCTATGTGCTCTTGCTTAGCGGATTCCCATGGCTGAGGCTCAATGCATTCAGGTGTTAATTTATTGATAGGATTTTTTGCTTTAAGCTGACCTTTGAGTTTTTCAAGTGCTTCTCGAGCAAGTGTTTTATAGCGTTTGTCGCTATTAGATTTTTTAGGGTTGTGTTCTAGTTGTGCTTTAGCCTCTGGTGCTGTTAAGAATCCATCAAATTGAGCTTGTTCAATTGCAGATATCTGTTGATCCTTATCAACCCCAAGACTTGTAATGTAGACAGGCTTCAACCCCTGATCTTTTGCTTCCGTGATTAATCGGTCATAGATCGAGATGAATATTTTCTTAGCTTCAGCAAGCTGGTATTTATCTCCTGTTATAACCAAATCAGCACATTTATCAAAAGCCTTTGCAGTTTGCTCAGTCCAAATAACTGTCAACTCACGACCTGTACCAAATTCAATCGAGTTCCTAGCAATCGCCCATGCTTCGTGTGCATCAAGCCAATCACCTGATTTTGGTTCGCACCAAGATCGAAATTCAGGAATCGTAGGAGGCCATTTCTCATGGCTCATGCGTGATAAACCACGTTGAAAATCTGATTGAGTGAGTCCCTGATATGAATTAAGCATCTCGTTTGCTAATTCTCGGGGTGTTACACCTGACCACTGGTCTGCAAACTTTTTACCGTAATTAATTCGCATCTTTGAAATCAAAGACATTGCGTGTTCATAGGTGAATTCAGACATAGCGCGCGCCCTCAATCAGATCTTGCTTTTTTGGTGTTATGTCAATTTCACTCCCACCAAACACCTGTTGTTCAGCTTCTCGCCAACGATCATGCTCATTTGCTGTTTGTTGGGCAGTTGTTTGAAAATGAGGTTGTTGCGGTATTTGCTCGTTTTGATACCAAGAAGCTTTAAACGCCCCCCATGGCTTTTGGCGCTTCAAACAGTATTCAATCGCTTGAACCATGGTTAATTTTGTTTTACCGATCTCAGTGACCAGGCTTTCAAATGCATTCTTGGTATTTACAGCCTGCTTTGCTTTTCGTACTTGCAAGAACTCAGTTGCCAATTCATCACTAACACCTAATTTTTTTAATTCAGTTTTAAAATTAAATTTAGGCGAAGCCGTTTTTGTTTCCGATTCGGGTAATAAGTTTTCAGGTTTCAGTAAGAGGGAATCAGGAATCAGGTTAAGGGAATCAGCACGATCACTTCCGTTCTCATCGTGATTAATCTCGATATTTCCTAAGTCCTTAGTAAACTTTGGGTTTTCTTCATCCTTTTGATCTATGTCTGGAAGTTCCGAACCTTTCTCTCTTTCATTCTTGTGAGGGTTCTGATGTTTCTCAAAATTGATCACTTTTATGTATTGTTGACCTTGAACGGAATAGATCGCGATAAATCCAGATTTTTCTAGATTAATCGTGAGCTCTTCGATATTGCATTCGTCGTAAGGAAGCAACTGTACTTTTAAACGTTTTGGCTTGTATTCAAAACACCCTTTATGATCTGCTACTGTCCACATACCTATAAACAAGAGGCGAGCCAAAGGATCTAGTTCGCTTAGTTCATCATTGGTAAAGAACGAGGGTTTTATATTCCTTGCTCTAGCCATTACTCACCTCATATGCTAAATTTGTCATATTCTTCTCACATCAATTCATTGGTGTGGCAATAAGGCTCAACTGGTCGCGCAGTTGGGCTTTTTTTGTGCCTGTGGTTTTTGTTGGGGTGACATCAATCAATTTCGGGGAAGCTGTTAATTCAAAATCAAAGCTTTCTCTCATATCTCTTGTATCTGTGGTCAAATCGAACTCAGCTTGTAGACAATTAAGTAATTCCTGAACCTCTTGGATTATGTCTATGCCTGCATTTCTCATTAGCTCTGATAGCGATAACTTTCGTGACCTCGCTATTCGTTCCAATCTGATCTTTTCGACATCCGTGCATTTAAACGTGATGCTCTCAGTTAGTTTTTCTGACATGGGAGCACCTATTACAAAAAAATGTCAGGGCGTAAGTCTGCCAATAGAACAACACCCTTACTTTTTTCATTTATTTTTTTTGAGAGTGTCGCAGAAACACTACCACCATATGCAATCTGCAAAAGGTTTCCTGGTGTAGTTCCGCAACTTGAAGCAAATTCATTAAGGTCATCTTCAGATTTTTTCTTAAGGTATTTAAGAAGGCTTAATACGTGACCTTTTGAATTTGATTGGTTTTTTAAAACTAATGTAGCTCCCATGGCTATCTCCTAAATCACATACAGAATAATTTAGTATTTTACTAAAGTAATTGCAAGCACGATTTAGCTTTTTACACATTCTGTTTTTTAGTTTTTTACTATTAAATTGCAATTATGAATATTTCAGACATTAGAAGAACCAAACTTCTTCAGCTTATCGAACAAAAAGCGAACGGCTCTCAAAAAAGATTTTGCCGCAATGGTGGGTACTGCTCCTGCTTATTTAAGTCAGATCATAAATGGAACTATTGGGCAGAATGGTAAACCAGCCTCCTTGGGCAATCCTTTAGCCAGAAAGATTGAAAAAAACTAGGCTTAGAGGATGGCTATATGGATCGAGAAAATAGCGACCTTACAAAAGAAGATATCAATGTTGACTATTCAAAAAAATACTCAATAGAGGGCAGATTAGTACCAGTTATCTCATGGGTTGCAGCTGGGAGTATTTCACCAATTGAAACTGTTCTACGGGATACAATTGTTGATGAGTACCTGCCACCTAACACGAAATGTGGGAAAAATGGGTATGGTTTAAAAGTTACAGGAAACTCCATGCTCCCTAGATTTGAGCCAGGTGATCGCATTTATGTTAACCCTGATGTACAGGCTTTTGATTTAATAACTGGCGACTTGGTTATCGTCGCGTATCTTGGAGATACCGAGGCAACTTTTAAGAAAATTATTATTGAGGGTAATCAAAAGTATTTAGAGCCACTCAATCCAGATTGGCCAGAAAAAATCATTAAACTCACTGACGACTCAAGGCTTGTAGGCAAAGTTGTTGGTTTATACAGGGATATATAATGCGAATTTTTCACATGCTCTGGCTTCCTTTTGCATACTGGTTTTCCCCATATAAGTTGGCTAATAATGCCCTTAGGGGAACCTTAAAGAAATATGGTGTTGATTTAAATAAAATCCCTAATTCTCTTACGCAGGAGCTTTCGAGCTCCATTATTAATAATCAAAAAGTATTTGATAAAAATAAAAGTGCCCTCCAAAAGCTGTATGATCTCCAGTTGCTAACAGATCACAATGCTTTAACAATGAAAAAAATTATAAATCATGAGTTTAAGTATGATTTTGAATTTACACCTGAGGTGGAACATATAAAAAATATAATGTTGAAACATGCCATAAAAAGATTTTGAAAATATTAAATCCCACTCTGTGTGGGATTTTTTTGTTTTGCCATTCAATAAATTAGTATAAAACTAAATGAAATATTAAGAATTTTGCTAAAAATAGTATTGTACTAAATTTAGTATTTTGCTAAATTAATCTCACACCTACAAAAAAAGCCCCTGACATTCGACCGACGGGGGCTTTTACTCAAAGAGTGAGATAAGTATGAATGCAAAACTAAACGAGATCAAGTCAAACATGCTTGTAGGCACAGGTGTTATAGCCCTATTAGCCTCAGCACTTGTTTTAGATCCAACTCAACCAAAACAACAAGTCGTTACAGCTCCTTTCGTTATTGACGAAATATCAGAATCCAATGCTGTTGTTCATACAGCTAATCATGAATTCACTTTAGAAATCGAATTTGATGCACGTTATTTCAAAGATGGAAACGGATTTGAATCAGGTCGTGACGCTGAATTAAATCAAATCAAAGAAATCACAGTGTTCAATGAAGATGGTCAAACAGAAAATTATTATTTAGATCAATCGGATGTGAGCATCTTAGCAAATCAACTTGAATCAGAATTACGTGACCGCCTTTAAGCGGTCACTTGGAGTACATCATGGTTCTATATGTCGATTACATCATTTGTCAGGGTTGCGGTAGATCAGTGACCAATAAGAAAAACTCATTAATTAATGACGGTGTGTTCTTTCTATGCACATGCGGTTGTTTCAAGAAAATTGGAAATTAGGAGAAGAAGATGAATGCACCAGTAAAAACAGAAAATCAAATAGCTGAACATGATCCTAAGTCAATCAAGGCTTATGTTTCAGATTTAACAATTCGTAAGAAATTTGAGGAGGTGTTAGGCAAGAAAACTCAAGGATTCTTAGCTTCTGTTATGCAAGTAGCCAATCAACCGCAGTTAAAAAATGCGGTACCAGCAACAGTGATTAATGCTGCAATGATGGCTGCAACGCTTGATTTGCCAATAAATAACAATCTGGGTTTTGCCTACATTGTTCCATACAAGCGCAAATTTAAAGATGGTCAAGGTCGTTGGCAAGAAAGCAATGAAGCTCAATTTCAAATGGGTTACAAAGGATTTATTCAATTAGCTCAACGCTCTGGACAATTTAGCCGTATTGCAGCAACACCAGTTTATGAAGGTCAATTGATTTCAGCAAATCCCCTGCTCGGTTATGAGTTTGACTGGACTGTTGAGAATAAAGGGGAAGCAATTGGCTATGTAGCGTTCTTTAAATTGCTTAACGGGTTTACTGCTGAGCTTTATATGAGCAAGGCTGAAATAAACAAACATGCAGGACGCTATAGCCAGTCTTTTAAATATGGTTCTGGTGTATGGAAAGATAACTTTGAGGCTATGGCACTTAAGACAGTAACCAAGCTTCTGTTGTCAAAGCAAGCACCGCTTTCAATTGATATGCAAACTGCTCAACTTGCAGATCAAGCAATTGTTCGTGATGTTGAATCAAATGATTTTGAATATATTGATCACAATGAATCTGTTGCAAATCTTGAAGCGCCAAGTCAATCGCTTTCAAATGAAGAGTTTCAAAGTATCAAATCATCAATTGCCAGTGGTGATTTAGATAAATCATTTGTTTTGAGTGGTGAAGCTGGTTATGTGCTTTCAGTTGAGCAACATCAAGAATTGG